CAAAGTGATCTACTATTCCGCGCAGCTATTTAGGAGTAGAGCGATAACGTGTTTTAATTCTGTCTCGTTCATTTTACTCACCTGAATGTCTTCCCAACCAACGACGTGCGCCAGCTTCGGTTTTAAACGTTTTGCTTTTGGTATACGTCATGGCGGTGAATGTGCCGTCTTGATTGGGAAACACGCCACATACCAGAGATTCGTTGTTGCCAAGATCGATAGTATTCATGTTGACCCCATTTCCCCTTAACGCCGGGTGGCGGAACGTTTTATCTACTGCGCTTTGTATCAATCAACAACTGCCGTCATGTTCGTATGCCTCAGGCTGGCTACTTAGCCCTGTTCAGTGACTGGATAACTCGAGGTATTGTCCTGCCGTTCTCTGGTGGGGCGTTGTTTGGATATGCTTATTAAACACAATTTGTTTTCTTGTGTCAACACGCAATGTGTTTTATGGTGAGTGTCATATGATGATGCTACAAAAAAGCCCGCTGATAGCGGGCTGATTGGCATATTACTGTGATAGCAAGATCATTATTCCGGTGGGGGATTATCTTTAATCCTGCCTCTCAAATATTTTTCTACATACTCATCGATTTCTTTTAGCCGGACTTCAAATAGCTCAATCATTCGTTGTTGTTCTGAGCCCGGTAGCTGGTTAAACAACTCAAGAAGTTTTCGTTGGGATTCATTTAACCACAATTCAGAAGATTCCTGTTCTCCAAAGAGGAGCTCAGGAGGAGATATGCCAAGTGCCTTTCCCAATACGACAGCGTCATGTACTCCAACATTTCTGCTGCCCGCCTCATAGTTACCTATACGCGATTGCGTCCATCCGCAGATTTCAGCAAGTTTTCCTTGAGATAAACCAAGCTTCTGCCTGCGCTCTTTAAGACGCATTGCAATTTTGTCATTGAGCCTACTAGCGGCAATTTTTTCGTTTTCTTTTTCCATTGCATCCTTGTATCACGAATCGTGATTTACATAAAACACAAAACAGCTTGGCTATATAACACAAGGTGTGTTTAAAATTGTCATCGGAGGTTTTCAATGAACAAAATTTCAACATATCGAAAACAGCTTGGGCTGTCTCAAAGACAACTTGCTGTTCAGTTAGGGTGGATACAAAGCCGACTGGCAAATTACGAAGCAAATTTTCGTACCCCTGGACTAGAGGAGTGCAGAAAAATTGTTTCTACCCTTAATCGGCTTGGCGCTCATTGTGGACTTGACGATGTATTCCCCCCAGACGGTAAGCATAGCGAAAACAGCATAGGAGCGGTTGATTCATGAAAATCAGGCATGAGCACATCGAATCAGTGTTGTTAGCCCTGGCAGCCGAAAAAGGGCAGGCGTGGGTCGCTAACGCAATTACTGAAGAATATCTGCGCCAGGGGGGCGGCGAATTGCCCCTTGTACCAGGCAAGGACTGGAACAATCAGCAGAATATCTATCACCGTTGGTTGAAAGGTGAAACGAAAGCGCAAAGGGAAAAAATTCAGAAACTGATCCCTGCGGTTCTGGCAATTCTTCCGCGNCGCTTGGCTCAGTGCGAATAATCTTTTCCCCGCCGGCTGTGTTTCATCTCTTTCCCATTGAGAAATTGTTACGTGAGCCACTTTGACCAGCTTACCTAATGCGGCCTGAGACAGTTTTAATTTTTTACGCCTATGTAAGAGGCGAGCACCGAAGGTTTCGTTTTTCATATTAGGGAATTCTAATTTTTCTTGACTTAGGTTTCTCTACGATCTAGTTTCCTTAGGAAAATCTAAGGAGCTCGATATGTTGAAAATTGATGCTATAGCGTTTTTTGGCAGCAAAACAAAGCTTGCCAATGCCGCAGGAGTTAGGCTGGCAAGCATTGCTGCATGGGGGGAACTGGTTCCTGAAGGTCGCGCGATGCGCCTGCAAGAGGCATCTGGCGGGGAACTTCAGTACGACCCCAAAGTTTATGACGAATATCGTAAGGCAAAACGACCTTGGAAGGTGATTCATGAAAATCAGGCATGAGCACATCGAATCAGTGCTGTTGCCCTGGCAGCCGAAAAAGGGCAGGCGTGGGTCGCTAACGCAATTACTGAAGAATATCTGCGCCAGGGGGGCGGCGAATTGCCCCTTGTACCAGGCAAGGACTGGAACAATCAGCAGAATATCTATCACCGTTGGTTGAAAGGTGAAACGAAAGCGCAAAGGGAAAAAATTCAGAAACTGATCCCTGCGGTTCTGGCAATTCTTCCGCGCGAGCTGCGTCACCGACTCTGCATCTTCGATACCCTGGAACGCCGTGCATTACTGGCGGCGCAGGAAGCGTTGAGTACGGCAATTGATGCGCATGATGATGCAGTCCAGGCCGTTTACCGGAAAGCGCATTTCAGCGGCGGCGGGTCTTCCGACGATTCTGTCATTGTTCATTAAGCAAAAGTTTCCATGCTGTTTGTGCTTATTCTAAGCAACCGGGCAGCATCATACGGGGCAATTATGGCCGCATTACCATACATGCAACTGTACATAGCTGATTACCTGGCTGACACCATGCATTTGTCAGCAGAGGAGCACGGCGCGTATTTGTTGCTGATGTTCAATTACTGGCAAACAGGAAAGCCAATACCCAAAAACAGGTTGGCAAAAATTGCCCGTCTGACTAACGAGCGATGGGTTGATGTTGAACCATCCTTGCGGGAGTTTTTTTGTGATAACGGCGACGAATGGATGCATCTTCGGATTGAGGAAGATCTGGCATCTGTCAGAGAAAAATTAACCAAAAAATCAGCCGCAGGAAAAGCATCTGTTCAGGCCAGAAGAAGCAGAAAGGAAGCAGATGTTCAAACAAAACAAGAGAGAAATTTAACAGGTGTTCAAACAGATGTTGGAGTGATGTTCGAACATGATGCCAACACAAAGGCAACTAATAAAGATACAGATAAAGATCTAAAAACAGATCTAACCCATCCCAAACCCTTCCCTTCCGGAAGGGAGTTTCGGGATTTTGTGGCTGGAGTGCTTGAGGGGAGATTATCTGGCGGTACTGCAGCGGAATTTTGTAATTCTGCGGTGGTTGCGTTGCAGGCTGCTGGCCTGGATGTCTGTCGTGAGTATCCGGTGCCAGAGCGTGGTGACGGTTGCGGAGGGCGGATTGATATCGTCGTGACTGACAGGAACGGTGTCCGGTGTGGGAGCGAGCTTGACCGAAATTCTCCGCGACAGAAATCACTGCTCAAAATCGGTGCTGTTGAAACCGGGATATGTGTCTTGCGGCGCAGTGATATCGCAAGGCACACCGAGCAGGGAATTCTGGTTATCGGTGGGGCTGTTCGCCAGAAAAAATTTGACCCGTTGTCAGTTGATCTGCCCGACTGGTTGCCAGAAACACTCTGGCATGAGTGGGTCCAGTTCAGGCAGGCATTGCGAAAACCGATTCGAACGGAGCAGGGCGCTAACGGGGCGATACGGGAACTGGAAAAATTCCGTCAGCAGGGTTTTACACCTGAGCAGGTGATTCGACACAGCATCGCCAATGAATACCAGGGCCTGTTCGCGCCGAAAGGTGTTCGGCCTGAGACGTTGCTCCGACAGGTTAACACCGTCTCGTTGCCGGACAGTGCGATCCCGCCAGGCTTCAGGGGGTAACAGACCATGAAAAATATTGCGACAGGAGGCGTTCTGGAGCGTATCCGCAGACTGACCCCACCACATGTAACCGCCCCATTCAGAACGGTTGCGGAGTGGCGCGAGTGGCAACTTGCTGAAGGCCAGAAACGTTGCGAGGAGATCAACCGCCTGAATCGTCAGTTGCGGGTGGAAAAAATCCTGAACCGCTCCGGCATCCAGCCGTTGCACCGGAAGTGTTCGTTTGCGAATTACCGGGCGCAGAACGACGGTCAGCGACATGCACTGAGTCAGGCGAAATCCATAGCTGACGAACTGATGACAGGCTGTACGAATTTTGTGTTCAGCGGTAAGCCCGGCACCGGAAAAAATCATCTTGCAGACGCGATTGGCAACCGGCTGATGGCGAAGGGGCGTAGCGTGATTATCGTCACCGTGTCCGATGTCATGAGCGTGTTGCATGAGAGCTACGACAACGGCAAATCCGGTGAAAAATTTTTACAGGAGCTTTGTGGTGTTGACCTGCTGGTCCTGGATGAAATTGGCATGCAGCGGGATACGAAAAACGAGCAGGTGGTACTGAACCAGATTGTTGATCGCCGGACGGCATCGTTACGCGGTGTGGGGATGCTGACAAATATTAACCATGCAGCGATGAATACACTTCTCGGCGAGCGGGTGATGGATCGCATGGTCATGAACGGCGGGCGCTGGGTGAATTTTAACTGGGAGAGCTGGCGTCCGAATGTTAGCCATTCGAGGGTTGTTAAGTAGTTTCAGGAGGATTTATGGCGAAACCTTTTACTCCCGAACAGCGGGAAGAACTGAAGACGCGAATTGTGGAACTCGTGCATCAGGACGGTCGGGTCACGATTCGGCAGTTGTCAGATGAAACAGGTATCAGTCGTGCGTCTGTCGGTCGCTTATGCATAGAACTGGTCGCAAGTGGTGATGTATATAATTCTGGCTACGGGGTATTTCCCTCTGAACAGGCTCGCAAGGACTGGCAAAGCG